TAACAACCATTCGGAACGTGGTAAAGACCACGCTCCGACATCAGTAGATGCCCGTATCGAAGCCAATATCAAGGCTATCGAACTGGCAAAACATTTGCTTGAAAGCGGCGAACAGGCTACAGAAAAACAGATGCAGACCCTTCGCAAGTTCAGTGGCTGGGGTGGCTTGGGCAAGGCTTTCAACGAAGGTACATCGTATGCTCCTAATCCCATTGCAAAGAAGCTCCGTGAGTTGCTTGGTGAAAAGGCATATCAAGAGGCCGTAATGAGTGCAAATAGTGCCTATTACACTCCGGCATACGTTGTGGATACGCTTTGGGACATTGCCGAACAAATGGGCTTCAATGGTGGAAACATTCTTGAAGGTTCTGCCGGTATCGGCAATATCTTGGGACAGATGCCTACAAACATCAGTGAGCGTAGTGACATCCATGCCATAGAGATTGACGGAACTTCGGGAGGCATCCTCTCGCTCCTCTATCCTGATGCCAAAGTGGAAATACAGGGCTTCGAGCAGACACGCATACCGAATGGCAGCGTGGATTTGGCTATTACCAATGTTCCGTTCGTTACAGGACTCCGTGTGAACGATACCACCGGCGATAAAGACCTGTCGAAGAAATTCCACAACATACATGATTTCTGTATAGCAAAGAATGTGCGCAAACTGCGTGAGGGCGGTTTGGGTATCTTCATCACATCCAACGGCACGCTTGACAACAGCAAGAAGCTCCGTGATTGGATTGTGAACGAGGGAGGTGCAGATTTCGTGGGTGCTTTCCGTATGCACAACAAGACTTTCGGAGGCGCCGGGGTAACCTCCGACATCGTTGTTATCCGCAAGCGTGTGAACGGGCAGAAGTCAGTCCACGCCATTGATGTAAGCGATGTGAGCGGAGAGCGCATGGCAGAATATGACACCGGGGAAACACGCAAGGTCAAAGGCAAGGAAACGCCGGTCATCAAACAGCTTTCGATGGACTACAACCGCTATTTCATTGAACACCCTGAAAACATGGCAGGTGAAATGCATTTTGCATTTGAGAAAGGTGACACTTTCCGCCCGACAAGCAAAGGCTTATACCCTAAACAGGATAAGAAGCAGGAAGAAATGTTGGCTGAATTTGTCCGTTCGTTCCGTGCGGAGGAATTTGGTGAGCGTAACACAGAAGTTATCACTGATGTAATGCCAGGCAAGAAGATTGGCGAAGTGTTTGTTAAAGACGGAAAGCTGTACATCAACTCGACAGCAAGCGCACAACCCCTCGAAGTAAATGCTAATAAGGTAAAGGGGCATACGAAAGTGGAATGTTTCGAGGCGTACACCGCTATCAAGAAAGCCCTTGCAGAAGTCCTTTCCTATCAGACCGAGAATGAAAGCGATGAGGGGCTGAAACCCTTGCTTGACAAACTCAACAAGGCATACGATGATTTTGTCAGCACATACGGACACTTCAACAAGAACACCGCCATTGCGTTTCTCCGCAATGATGTGGACTATGCCAATGTATTCGCTCTTGAAAAGTTTGAGGAAACGGCAGATGAAAAAGGAAACCGGATACAGAAATTTGAAAAGACCGATGTATTCAGCAAACGTGTCGTTGAAAAAGATAAAGAACCCACCCCGGCCAATGTCAAGGACGGTATCATTGCAAGTATCTTCAAATTCGGTCGTGTGGACATACCATATATCGCCGAACAACTTGGCACAGGCATCGAAGATGTGAAGAAAGAAATCATCGAGAGCGGCTACGGTTTCGAGGACCCAGTAAGCCGACAGATGGAAGCATCGTATCAGTATTTGAGTGGAAATATCCGTGAAAAACTGCGTCAGGCAGAGGAAAACAATGAGAATGGGGAATTTGACCGCAACATCAAGGCATTGCAGGAAGTCATGCCAATGGAAATCCCCGCACATCTGATAGACTTTACCCTCGGCAGTTCTTGGATTGATCCGAAACTATATGAAGATTTCGTAAAGGAACGAACGGAAGTAGATGTCCGTTTTACAGCAGTAGGCGGTACTTGGTTTATGAAAGAGCCATACTTTACCAACTACGAAAAGAACCGTGCCATGGGCGTGACCAGTGAAATGCTCGGTCGAACCATTATGGGACACACCCTTATAGAAGCCGCCATTCAGAACAGAAGCATCACGGTTTCCACCACCAAGAAACACTATGACGGCACAACAGAAACAATTACCGACAAGGAAGCGACACAGGCTTGTGCCGCCAAGATTGATGAAATCCGTCAAGATTTCAAGGACTGGGCAAGGCAGAAGATGCAGAGCGACCCGGAAATGTCGGAACGTATGGAACGTATCTATAACGATATGTTCAACAACTTTGTGCCTATGAGCATACCGGACGAGTTTGTGCCGGAGTATTTTGGAGGTGCTTCACACAAATTCAAGATGCGTCCTCATCAAGGCAGAGCCATCGTGAGAGGCACACAGCAACCGTTGTTGCTTGCCCATGAGGTAGGAACAGGAAAAACCTTTACCCTTATTTCCACAGCGATGGAAATGCGCCGTTTAGGTACTGCCCGCAAACCGATGATTGTAGTGCAGAATGCCACCGTCGGGCAATTTGTTGCAAGTGCAAAGGAACTGTACCCGAATGCCAAGATACTGACACTCGAAGAGGCAGACCGAAGTGCGGAGGGCAGAAAGAACTTCTATGCCAAGATACGCTACAATGACTGGGATATGATTGTCGTTCCGCAATCGACCTTTGAATTTATTCCCGACAGCGAGGAAAGAGAAATGACTTTCGTGCAGGACAAGATTGAGGAGAAGATGCTCATCCTTGAACAGATGAAAGAGGAAGACCCGGACGGAAAGAACATGATTACCCGGCAAGCCGAACGTGAAATCGAATTGTTGGAGGAACAGCTTGCCGGACTTGCAGACAATGCTTCAAAGAAACGCACCGCCAACGATGAGAAAAAACGTGCCGTAGCCTTGCAGAATGCAGAAGTCAAGGCAATGGAAATGCTTGACCGCCGTACTGACGATGTGGAGAACTTTGACGACATGGGCATTGATGCCCTGCTTGTGGATGAAGCCCACGAATACAAGCACCTTGGATTTGCCACTGCCATGCAGCGTGGAGTGAAAGGTGTGGACCCGTCATATAGCAAAAAATCACAAGGCGTATTCTTGAAAACACAGGCTGTTTTAGAAAAGAACAACGGACGAAACGTAATCTTTGCCACAGGTACGCCTATCAGCAATACCGCTGCAGAGATTTGGACGTTCATGCGCTATCTCATGCCTGCCGATACAATGAAAGAATACGGTATCTATTACTTTGATGACTTTGTACGCAACTTCGGTAACATTCAGCAAATGTTGGAATTCACCACAAGTGGAAAGTTCAAGGAGAACAATCGCTTTGCCGGATACGTGAACCTGCCCGAACTGGTGCGTATATGGTCTGGAGTGTCCGATACTGTCCTTACCAAAGAAGCCGGTGGCGTAAAGGACAAAATACCTGAAATGGAGGGAGGAAAGGCACAAGACCTCTATCTGCCACAGACACGTGCATTGCGTAGTATCATGAAGTTCGTAAAGAGTGAACTTGAACATTATGAGCAGATGAGCGGCAAAGAGAAGAAAGAGAACAGCCATATTCCGCTCACGATGTACGGTATTGCCAAAGCTGCTGCCGTGGATGCCCGATTGGTGCAGTCAGATGCAGAGGATGACCAAAACAGCAAGACCAATGAAGCCGTGCGCCAGACTTTGCGCTCACTGAAAGAAACAGCCGACTACAAAGGTACGGTTGCCATTTTTGCCGACAATTATCAAAATAAGCAGAGCGGCTTCAATCTTTATGATGACATCAGAAATAAACTGATCGCAGAGGGAGTTCCTGCTGATGAGATTGTAGTAATGAGGTCGGGAATGACTGTCAAGAAGAAACTTGAAATCTTTGAAAAGGTAAACCGTGGTGAGGTTCGCGTGATTCTCGGTTCGACCTTTACGCTCGGTACAGGCGTGAACATTCAGGAACGACTGCACACGCTGATACATTTGGATGCGCCCAACCGTCCTATGGACTATACCCAGCGCAACGGACGCATTTTGCGACAGGGAAATTTGCATAAGGACATGAACAAGCCTGTACGCATCTTGCGTTTCGGAGTTGAGGACAGTTTGGATGTTACCGCCTACCAACGCTTGAAAACAAAGGGAGCGATTGCCGACAGTATCATGAACGGCAAGCAGATGATGAACAACAGCATGACCAACCGTGTGCTTGAAGAGGAAGAAGATGTGTTTGGCGATACCGTTGCGCAGCTCTCCGGCAGTGAATATGCCATGCTGAAAAACAATGCGGAAAAGAATGTGCGCAAGTATGCAAGCCGCAAAAAGCAATGGGAAACAGACCAAACCTATATCCATAATGCCAAGCCAAGACTGAAAGCCTTTATCAAGGATGCGGAAAAGCGCATTGAGGACAACGGCAGGTACTTGGAGGCAGTACGCTCGTCATTCCCCGATGGACAATTCAAGGAGATTGTAATCGGCAAACATCGCTTTACTTCTGTTGATACAATGGATGATTTTTTCAAGGAATACAACAAGAGTGTCCTTGCCGAAATGAAGCAGATGAAAGACGGTGAGATTTCAGGAGAACAAAAACGGGAACTGATTATACAGATAGGCGATTTTTCATTTGTGGTCACAACAAAACTGGCAAGGAAAACCATGAGTGACGGTGCAACACTTTTCAATGATGTTGAGCGTAGAATGACCTACTCTTGTCTTGAACTCGGCATTGAAGATGTGCCGGTACGCCAAAACCTGCTTCGCAATGCCGTTGAGGATATTACAGACAATGTGATTACAGGAAAGGATTTTGCCGAGATATTGAGTGCTGGAGAGCGAAGCAAAAAACATAATGAAGCCGAATTGAAAGAACTCCTGTCAAGAGAGGGCAAGCCATTCGAGTACGAAGAAGAATTGGCACAGGCGAAAGTACAGTTAGAGGAATATGCCGAACTGATGAAAAAAGAGTTGGAGGAAAAGGAAGCCAAGTATGCTGAAATGGATGCAAGCGTGGAAACAGCCAATGACATTACAAATACTGATGAGGATGATGTCTTATATCGCAGCGATGATACGATGTATCGCATTCGCGAAGATGCCGCACCCAAAAATACAGGTATTGGATACAAGGTGTTTGTTTTGAAGAACGGCGAATTGTATCCGCCTATGGTTGCCAATCCGAACGGAGAAGCGACACCGGTCGGTGTATGGCTGGATGCTGATGCTGCACCGATAGCCGGACAGAGCAAGACTGGGCGCAATCAAGTCAAGGCCGGAGGAAAAGGCACACAAGGCGGTAGTGGTAAACTTGCCTATCGTCCCGGATGGCATTTAGGGGTCATTCCATACGCATTGCAGTTTAACCGCATTGATGAGAACGGAGATAAAACCCTGTTCCCTGCCAATTTTGTTTGGGCTGAGGTGGAGTATGCCAATGACGTGGACTATCAGGAAGAAGCCATGAGTTATGGTTACAACAAGAACGGCAAGTTCCAACACAGTTATGCCGGACTTCCAAGGATTCCTGAAAATGGTGCGTACACTTACCGTACCAATCCTAATCCCGAAACAGACCCTTGGATAATCACAGGTGCTATGCGTGTCAAACGCTTGCTTACTCCGTCTGAAGTTGATGAAATGGTCAAGGAGGCAGGTCGTGAGCCTCAACGCAGACAGGAAAATGCTGTTACCGATGCAGAGATTGCCGCACTCAATGCAGAGATTGCAAATGACTATCGTAACGGTATTGGTACATATACCGATGATGAAGTCAGTTATGAGAATGACCCAGTAGCAAAACTGCTCGGCCAGTCAAGGAGAACGGCAAAGCAACGGAGGAAATTTGCACAGCGTGAACGCCAAAGAATGGCAGAGCGTGTGGAAAGCCTTGCAAAGAAGCTGCACCTTGACAATGTGGAGGTTGTTACCGATGCTTCTGTTTTGGAGGGTAGGAAACAGCGTGCGAAAGGTTTCTACTCAAAGAGTACAGGGAAGATAGCCATTGTCATTCCTAACCATGCCAGTACGTTTGACGTTGAGCAGACACTGCTGCATGAGGCTGTGGCACACTATGGTTTGCGACAGTTGTTCGGAGAACATTTTGATACATTCCTCGATAATGTATTCAATAATGCTGATGAGACCATACGCAGACACATTGTAAATATGGCTGCAAAAAACGGTTGGGATTTCCGTAAGGCTACTGAAGAATATCTGGCTTCGCTTGCAGAAGATACCGAATTTGAGAACATTAACGGAAGTTGGTGGCAACAGATAAAGGATTTCTTTCTGAATATGCTCCATAAGATAGGTTTTGAAGATTTCAGAGGGGTTACTCTGACAGACAACGAACTTCGCTATATATTGTGGCGCAGCTACGAGAACCTTGCGGAACCGGGCAGATACAGAAACATATTGGGAGAAGCCGCTGATGTGGCAAAGCAGTATGAGCTGAAAGTCGGAAATTATGCGGTTTCCGACCCACATCATCAGACTGTTGCAGAAAGTGATGATGCACTATACCGTACCGGTGACCCGAAAATACATGAAAGGGAGTTGGCTCGTGACCGTTATGAAAGGCGTGTAAAAAGCGGTATGTTCCAATCACAGGAAGCATTACAGGACAGTATGCTCGGCTTGAAAGAAGCCATGACTGCAATCCTTGGCAAGGAAACAAACATTGAGGATGTGGACGGATTTGAAAACGCATATTTGGGAGAAAACCGTCTGTCGAGTGTGAACAAAGCCGAAGCCGATGCATTTGCCCACACCCTGTTCAAGCCCATGCTTGATGAGGTTGCCAAACTTGTCAGGACTGAGGCAGAGCGTGAGGAATTGACTGATTACATGATGGCGAAACACGGCCTTGAACGCAATACATATATGCGTAATGAAGCAATCAATAACGGAGCAACCGATGCAGGCCAAACTGACTATGCCGGACTTACAGCCCTTACAGGTATGGATAATGTTACTGATGCCGAAACGGAAGCACAGTTAATGGTTAACGATTACGAACAGGCACACGATACTACCGACCTTTGGAAAAAAGTCAATGCCGTGAGCAAAGCAATACTTTCAAAGTCATACGAATGTGGTATGATGAGCAAAGCGACCTTTGATAAGATTTCAGATATGTACGATTTTTACATTCCGCTACGTGGTTTTGACGAAAAGACCAGTTCTGAAGCATACGCATATCTGACACACAAGCAAAGTGCATTCAATGCTCCTATTAAGAAAGCGGAAGGACGCAGGTCGAAAGCGGATGACCCGTTTGCCAACCTGCAATCAATGGCAGAAGGTGCTATCATGCAGGGCAACCGGAACAAATTGGTAAAACAGCGTTTCCTTAATTTCGCCCTCAACCATCCGAGCGACCTTGTCAGTGTGAGCGACATTTGGGTAGAATACGATGCGGTGGCCGACGAATGGAAGCCAGTGTTTCCTGACAACATAGACAGTACAGATACTCCCGAAGTGGTGGAACGGAAGATGCTGGACTTTGAAACTAAAATGGAGTCATTGGCGCAGCAATATCCTGACCGGTACAAGCACGGCAAGGATACCGTGAATATTCCTTACCGTATTGTGGAAAGCCGGGATATGAGGCAGCACCAAATTGTAGTGAAACGTGGCGGCAGGGACTATGTGATTACCATTAACGGCAATCCCCGCGCAGCACAGGCACTGAACGGACAGACAAATCCCGACAATGATATGTCGGGGGCAATCGGAGCTATTCTCCGTGCAGGAGAAAATATCGACCGACAGTTGAGTGCTTTCTATACCACACGTAACCCGGACTTCATTGTATCGAACTTCATGCGAGATATGCTATACACCAATACCATGACTTGGATAAGGGAAAGCCCGAACTACGCACTGCGTTTTCATCGGAATTATATGTATGCCAACCCTGTAAGAATAAAGCAACTCTTGGCTAAGCACCGCAAAGGGACACTTGACATGAGTAACAAGACGGAAGCGATGTTTCATCAGTTCATGATGAACGGAGGAGAAACAGGCTATGCCAATACCCGGGACATTGAACAGCATAAGAACGACATACGCAGGGAACTGAAAAAATCGAACGGCAAGATTCCTGTAAAAAAAGCATGGGACTTGTTGGGCGAACGTTTCGATGAGTACAACCGAGCCGTTGAGAACTGCGCCCGTTTTGCCGCTTTCATGACATCACGCGAAATGGGCAGGAGCATTGACAGAGCCATCTATGATGCAAAGGAGATAAGCGTAAACTTCAACAAGAAAGGCAGCGGAGCAAAATTCTATGACAGTACAGGGCAGACAAAGGCTGGTAATGCCAGTGCATTGGTATCGGGACTTGGTCGTAGCGGCTATGTGTTTTGGAATGCAGCCATTCAAGGTACGGCAAACTTTGGACGACAGATGAAACGCCATCCTGCCAAAGCTTTTACAGGTATTGCGGCGATGTTCCTTCTTGGTGCCATTGTTGCCTACTTGGGTGGCGATGATGATGACGATGATGACAAGAACGCATACTATAATCTTCCCGAATATGTAAGGCGCAGCAATATTCTTTTCAAGGCAGGAAACAGTTGGGTATCCATTCCTCTTCCGGTAGAATACAGGGCTGTTTACGGCATGGGCGAACTGATGATTTCCGTCCTTAACGGAAAGGAACATCTTACTGGCGAAGAAATTGCCGAAGCCATAACAGGACAGGCTACACAGATATTACCTATTGATTTCTTGGAGGGTGGCGGAGGATTGAATGCCTTTGTACCGAGTGCCTACAAACCCTTGTGGGAAGCCTACGTTGCAGAAAAGAGTTGGACGGGTATGCCACTTTATAAAGACACACCTTACAACAAAGATATGCCCGAATGGACAAAGGCGTATAAGAGCGCCAATAAATACATTGTCGGATTGGCCAATGCCATGAATGAAGCTACGGGCGGGGACCCATATACAAAAGGAACGATTGACTTTAATCCGGCAAAGGTAGAATATCTCTTGAACGGATATTTCGGTGGTGTTTTCGGTACTATTGACAAAATGGCCAAGACAGCGGAAACCATTTCCGGAGCAAGAGAATATGACCCACGCAGCATCTTATTGGTAAACAGACTGGTCAAAGCCGGGGACGAACGCACCGAGTACAGGGCTGTAAACAATGAGTATTTCCGGTTGAAAGAGGAGCATGACCGATTGAAAACTCGATTGAAGCATTACGAGGAAGATACTGAGAACGACATCTTTGATTATGCTGAAAAGATTGATTTTCTTTACAACTCACCCGAATATGAGCGGTACGAAATCTTTGAGGATTATCGCAGGGATATTGACGATCTCTATAATGAGTTGAATGATGTAGTTGATGATGAGGAGCGTAAGAGTATTGAGTCTGAATTGAATGAACTCAAAAAGGAGATGATAGAAGAAATGAATCGGACTCGTAAACGTAAATAGTTAAACATAGGATGATTGCCCGGAACAGTATCTTTGTTCCGAGCAATCATTAAAATGATAAAAATATGCATATAAATAAAAGCGAAAGAAAATTGCTGCCAATGAGCCGTATCGCTCCGGGAAGAAATGATGCCGCCGAGATAGATACTGTTGTTTCTGCAAAACGTTATGGTGACCGCAGGGCATTTGACATTCTTATGGAAGCACAATACTATTGGAGCCAGATGGACGACTTTCGGAAAGACCGGGAGCGAAACAAACGCTATACCTACGGTTTCCAATGGGATGATATGATTTGTGTGGACGGAAAATCCATGAGCGAGGAAGAATACATTAAAAGTCAAGGCAACGTGCCTTTGAAAAACAACCTTATCCGTAGGCTTGTGCGAAGCGTGCTTGGCGTGTATCGAAGCCAAAGTAAAGAACCGACCTGTACAGCACGTGATCGGGATGAACAGAAACTTGGTGAAACGATGAGCACGATACTTCAATGCAACATGCAGCTTAACCGAATGAACGATGTATATGCCCGAACAATGGAAGAGTTCCTGATAAGCGGTTTTATCGTTCACCGTAAGTCGTACGGTTGGCGTAATGGAAAAGAGGATTGTTGGACGGACTATGTGCAACCCAATAATTTCTTTATCGACAACAACATGAGAGATTTCAGAGGTTGGGATGTTTCCGTGCTTGGAGAAGTTCACGACATTTCTTTCGGACAGTTGTGTGAACAGTTCGCATCAAGTCCGCAGGAATACAGACAATTGCGTGACATTTACAAGTGGGCGGCAAGGAAAGATTACATAGCCACATACGCGGAGCGTTTCGGGTATAGCCGCTTGGAAAACTACGATTTTCTATTCACAAGCGAACCGGGACGATGCCGTGTGATAGAGATATGGCGCAAGGAGCAAAAACCGAGATACCGTTGCCATGACTACCAAAACGGTGATATTTTCAAAATAGACGAAGAAGATTACGTACAAGTGGTGCTTACTGAGAATGAAGAACGTATGCGTATGGCCAAGGAAGCCGGTATGCCGGAAGATGAGGTTCCGTTGATAAAAGCTACTTGGTTTGTGGACGATTATTGGTATTTCTATTACCTTTCTCCTTTTGGCGACATATTGAGGGAGGGGGAAACGCCTTACGAGCATGGAAGCCATCCATATGTTTTCAAGGCATATCCGTTCATTGATGGTGAAATCCATTCATTCGTTGCTGATGTAATCGACCAACAGCGATATACCAACCGATTGATAACCCTCTATGACTGGATAATGCGGGCGAGTGCCAAAGGTGTGCTGATGATGCCCGAAGATTGCTTGCCTGATGGTGTGAGCATTGACGATATTGCAGAGAGTTGGACGGAATTTGACGGTGTCATCGTATACAAGCCGAGCAAAAGCGGAAAAGTGCCGGAACAGGTGGCCAATAATTCCACAAATATAGGCATTGCAGAACTGCTTAACATGCAACTCAAATTTTTTGAAGATATATCGGGAGTTACTGGCGCATTACAAGGAAAGCCCGGGTATTCCGGTGAAAGTGCATCGCACTATAACCAACAGACAGAAAACGCCACGAAGTCATTGCTCGACCTGCTTGAATGCTTCAGTTGTTTTGTAGTGGACGGAGCATACAAGGATGTGAAGAATATGCAGCAGTTTTATGATAGCAAACGCGTATTCAATATTGCAGGTAAGAGTGGTGCACAAATCGAATATGACCCGAAGAAAATACGTGATGTAGAATTTGATTTAAGCATTATCGAAAGCACTTCAACACCGGCATACAGGCATCTTGCTAACGATATGCTTATGCAGTTGTACCAGTCTCAGGCAATCAGTGTAGAGCAGCTGCTTGAGCATGGGGATTTTCCGTTTGCAGATGAATTGTTGCAGAGCATCAAATCACAGAAGGAACAATTGGAGCAGGGTAAAGTGCCCGATGGTCTTTCTCCCGAACTGATGGCGCAAGCGCAACAAGGTGCGAACATGCAGGCCGTGAACAAACTGAATAATGCAATAAGGCAATGATTTAAATTAAAACATTATGGAACAGAAAACTATTTGTATAGACTTTGACGGTGTCATACATGACTACAGCAAGGGTTGGCAAGGCGAGGATGTGTTCGGGCAGATGATACCGAACGCAGATACAGGTACAGCTACCCTAAAGAAAAACGGATGGACTATCATCATCTTCACGACACGCAAGAAAACTGAAAAATTAGAAAAGTGGTTGGAAGAAAACAATATTTCATACGACCATATAAATGAGAACCCGAATCAACCGGAACATGCAAGCGGAAAAATCATTGCCGATGTGTACCTTGATGACCGGGGTATCTGTTTCAGAGGAAGGTGGGATTCATGGCTTATGAGAGATATTATAGAATTTGAACCTTGGCAGGAACAACAAAAGAGAGAAATAGAGCAACTTGCGACATATGGTCAAACCGAAGATGACATTTGGTCAAGAGGCAACGAGAAAAGAATCAAACAAGCCCATGTTTAGCTGATAAAGTATGAGGGTGTGCCAAATATCTTCTCCAATTGGTACACCCTCATGTCTATTATTCTTTGGACAGCTGAAAATTTTCTATCCAGACATCTTCCTCCCCATTGTCGAAATCCACGACACAGGCTTCGTTCGAAATATCCAATTCCTTAACCGTACCAATGACACCGTTATCGTTGCACATCACCCGATCTCCGACTTTGAACTTATTGATATTGTCAAGTGCGAGCGGGTCATTGGTAAGTGTGGCAATGCCATCAATATTTCCGTACTTTCCCATTCTCTTTGGTATTTGAAAATGAATTAAGCCATGAGAAATACTGTTTTCGTTTCAATGCAATAACAGCAGAAGGAAGCATAGCTGAACCGTTTCTATAAGTCGTACAGTAGAAACATTCGCGTTCGAGGTCACCCACGAACGTATTGTGATTGATGTAGCCTTTCTGTTTCAACTTGCGGAAGTTCTTTCTATCCATAATGATAAGCTGTCCTTTTTTTCCACCGGCAGGCATAACGTAGTAACGTTCTCCGGTTTCTTTGTGTTTTTCGTCCGCTTGTCTGATCGCTTCACGTAAACGAAGCGAAGCACTGATTCTTTTGAAAATGTTCATAGTTCCTTGTTTTTAAATTAAACTTATATTGTTGCTGCCGAGACAGCTTTCTTTTTCCTGACTTTAAATCTCCCGATGCGTGGTACAATCTTCGGTATCTCCATTTCAAAGAAGCAGATGTGCAGACCTATGGCACGCGTCATCAACAGGTCGTCATGCTTTCCGCTAATTGCCCCGAAGGCACCGTTCGGTTTCTTTTCATAACATAGGTATTCGTCCAAACAACGCTCATCACGTTCTGTGTACATATTCTCACGAATAACCTTAACCAACGTTGAAATAATCATCGGTTTAGTGGATACATTGGTATGGAAGCCGTATTTGGTTGGCAAGCCCTCACGTATGGCTTCTTCGGACTGGCTACGTGCATAGAGGTTAGGATAAATCTCCTTAATCTGATTAAGGATGAACTGTGACTGGTCTCCATCCACCTGCCGCTCCTTGTCATGCGTTTCCAACGTGTTACTTTCTATCACCAAAAGTGAATTGTCATAAAAAGCCGCTATTTGTGCTGCTTTCCATGCAAGTTGGTCAATGTCACAATGCCCATACCATTGCGCCACTACAACGGGTTTTCCACCGTCAGCCATGAATAAACGGTCAAGCACAAGAACAACAGAGAAGTCTGCTTTATTGGAACGTCCACCCACATCGACAATCGTGAGGTAACGATTTGTAACAACTTCCTTTTCATCTGTTTCCGGCAACTCCCAAATATGCAACAATCCCTGTTTGTCTTTCACAAAACGCAAGTTCTGCAAAGCGTTCTTGCCCTCATCCGCATCGGCACAGACTTCACCGACATATTTAGGCTTCTTGCAGGTCTTACGCATTGCATCGACCTTGTATTTGTCGAACACACGTGCTCCCGAATGTACGAAGGCTTCCACATCATCAGACGGAAATTCGGCCGCCATCTGTCCATGGTCGTTATACTTCCTGCGTTCGGCTATATACCAATGGATAGCTTCGAGCGTAGCACCTTTTTCCCACAGCGACCAAAGATACTTACCGCATTCCTCACGTTCGGAATCTGTATTTTCATTGTCCCGGTTCTGATAAAGCCATTCTGCAAAATCCCATTTTTCTTTGTCCGAATCAAAAGCGAGCGTATATTGTTCGATGTCGAACCATGAAACGAACATAGCCTCAAACTGGGATTCCCCTTCCTTTGCGGCTGTATATTCCCTGTGGAAGAAGTTGCCCGTACCATTTGCCGTACTTTCATAAACAATCATGGTGTAGGGCTTGAGCAGGATACCCGAACAGGCAGAGCGCACAATATCTTCCGGCTTCTTACCTTCCGTTGCTTTCCATATTCCCACTTCTGAAAGGTGTACAAGATTATAGTCTCCACCTCGGCAACTGTCCGGACGTTCCGCTGTACCAATCTTGATTTTGCAGTTTCGTTGCGGCACACGGTATATACTTCCGGACTTACCCACTCCTACAAGTTTCGGTTCATTCTCATCGTAGAGTTCATCAATTCTGTGAAGCATTTCGACCGGATAACTCTTAATCATCCTGTCGAACATATCCTTGATTTCATCAGAACCGGCACCTTGATGTGCGATGATGAGCGAGTTCAATCCGGTTTTGTGAAGAAGCTGCAACCATGCCATATAAAGCTGCGAAGTGGTAGAACCACCCCATTGACGTGCTTTAAGCAGGATGATACGTATCGGTTTTCCGGCAATACGCAATTTTTCAAGCCGTTCTACAAATCGGCGTTGCGGTCTTGTCAGACGGAACAGTACATCCTCTCCACCACCTTTCTTCTTGATGTATACAAGCGTTGCCGCCCAAAACGGAAAGTCCTCACGATTGCGTATGCGTACAAACTGCTCTATAACCTTCAGGCGATCATCCTGATTGTCTTCCACGCCCATGTAGTCCGTGAGGAATTTGGAAATAGAACCAGCTTCGATGAGTTGGCGTACAAGCGGTACTTTCATGATACGTTCCGGCAACCACTGGGTATGTATAGGAAAGTCACTAATGGTACACTTTACACGCTTACCGACAGAGCCTTCTCCGGTAATTGGATTGAACTTTGCATATACAATCGCATTGCGGCGTTCATTCTCTGTCAATATGTCCTTGAT